AAATATTTACAAGGTAAAGCTAGAGACTTAATGCAATCTGCTTTAAAACCTACTACAAAACAACAAAAAACAGGTCAAGCTGATGTAGCTGTACAAACATTATTAGAAAATAATATGAATGTAACAAAAAGCTCAGTTGATGCAATGAAAAATAAAATTAGTTCACTAAATGAGCAAATTGCAAATAAACTTGAACCAGCAACAGGAACTGTTAGCAAAGTAGATATAGTGCAATATCTTGACAGTTTAAGAGCTAAAAAAGCAAAGCAAGCAAATCCTGCTTCTGATTTAGCTGCAATAGATAAAGTAGCAGAAGAGTTTATGCAATACAATAAACCACTTATAGAAACTCCAACACAAGCAATTCCTGTTCAATTAGCACAAGAGCTTAAACAAGGCACATATTCTGGGTTAAAAGGTAAATATGGTCAACTTGGTTCTACAGAAGTAGAAGCTCAAAAAACATTAGCACGTGGTTTAAAAGAACAAATTGCAGGTTCTGTAGAAAATATTGGTGCATTAAACAAAGCAGAATCTAAACTTTTAGATACTTTAGATGTAACTGAAAGACGTATTATGATGGACTTAAACAAAGACCCAATTGCTATGGGCTGGTTAGCAAATAACCCTACAGCAACAGTAGGCTTTATGGCTACTAGAAGTCCTAAATTTAAATCAATATTAGCCAATGTTTTATATCGTGTTGGTGGAGGACAAACTGCAAAACCATCTGGTTTAATGAGTATTCCTGCACTTAATCCTGCACAAAAAGCTGGTGCAGTTGGCTTATTAACACCTAACGAATAAGGAATTGTAATGGTCAAGACAGACGTAGAATCACGTTTAACTACGCATGAAGAAGTATGTGCGTTACGTTATGAGCAAATAAACGCAAGACTCAAACGCCTAGAACAAATACTTTTAGGTACAGCAGGTTTCGTTATTGTATATCTATTAACTAATGGAATGAAATAATGCAATCATTAAAGAACTTAGTAGCATTAATTGTAGGTATGTCCATAGGTATGTTATTAGCACTTTCTATGGATGCTAAAGC